CGGCCACAGGCGATCAGGGCGCGGCATCAGCAACCGGCTATAAGGGCGCGGCATCGGCAACCGGCGATCAGGGCGCGGCATCAGCCACCGGCACTCAGGGCGCGGCATCGGCAACCGGCGATCAGGGCGCGGCATCAGCCACCGGCACTCAGGGCGCGGCATCGGCAACCGGCAAAGCTTCTGTCGCTGCCGCTACTGGCCTGAACGGCAGCGCCAAAGGCGAGTCAGGGTGCGCAATCGTTCTGGTGTGCCGGGGCGTTGACGGCAAGATAATCCACATCCGGGCGAGCAAGGTTGGCGAGAACGGCGTCAAGCCTGGTGTCTGGTATTCCCTGGATGAAAACGGGGAGTTTATGGAGCGCGCAGAATGAAAAATCGCCTGTCAGTCATCGCCTACGCGGCCGTCTGCGTCGCAGCAACAGTGATCTGGATCAGGGTGCTGCTCCAAATCGCGCAACTAGTGCTCCGGTGATGGACATGCTGCTTTCGGCGATCGCCCTTGCCATCGTGTTCACCATTCTCGGGAGCGTTTTTGATGACCGCAGCCACTGAAAACCAAGCCGCGCGCTGCGTCGCTTGCGGAGACTTTTATCAGTACCGCGATGGTTTATGTTGGCACTGCATAAAAGCCTGCGAGCGTCTTTCCAGCGAGATGCACAACACCCGCGCGGAGTCCACCACAGACGCCCACAAGGACAAAACACCATGACCGACCACGTCATCATCGACTGCGACACCCCAGCCGGCGGAGGGGATATATCACCGGCCGCAGCGGATCGTTCCGCCTCCCTTGCTTCTCGAAATCTGGGCGAGGCCGCTGCCGTTGTTGAGCCGCCAACGCCGGAGCGCGCCGGCGATCGGCGACCTCGCCGGGCAGGCAGGGCAACGCGCGTCCACGCCGTCATGGAAATCGACGGCTCGCTGACGATCACGCAGCACCGCGCCGACGGAGAAAGCAAGATGTTCCTGACCCCCGGAGAAACCCGCACGCTCGGGGATTTCCTTTACGACACAAAAAACCTCTGGGCATGACCATGACCATGACCAAAGCCATCAGCCTCGACCTGGAAACGCTCGGCACCGGCGCTAATGCCGCGATCGCCAGCATCGGCGCTTGCCGTTTCGATCCGCACAGTCCGGCCATCGACAACGTTTTTCACGTCCACGTCAGCCTGGAAAACTGCCAGCGCCACGGCCTGGCATTCGACGCCAGCACGCTGCTCTGGTGGCTCGGCCAAGACGAAGACGCGCGGCGGTCGCTGATCGCCGGCCAGGAACGCGCTGCGCCGCTGATCACCGCACTCGACCTGCTCGCCGCGTTCATCGCCGACACCGGCGAAGGTGCCGAGCTGTGGGTCAACGGCGCCAGCTTCGACCTGCCAATCCTGGCCAATGCCTACCGCGTCGCCGGCATGCCGCAGCCGTGGAAATTCTGGGCCGAGCGTGACCTGCGCACGCTGAAAAATCTCCACAGAGGCGCACCAATCCCGCGCGACGGTATCCACCACAACGCGCTGCACGACGCGATCTACCAAGCGCGCCTGATCCAGCACATTCTCACCCCCACTGAGGAAAGCGAAACATGAGCGATAGCGACGAGTTTCAATTGTGCCTCGGGCACGAAACTGCCAGCGGCGACGGCAACGGCCTGCAGGCATGGTGCGAACGCTACCCCCACTGCTGGCGTCACCGCGCCATCGTCAGCGAACCGCTTGACAGCATCCGCAACGTCAACGGCCGCGTATGCCGTGCCGGCGAATTCAACGCCTGGGTGCCGGTCGAATGAACACGAATAACCCGACATTCCCATCCCGCAAGATCGCGGATGACATCCTGTGCCTGGCGCACACCTACAAGAAAACCGGATGGTGCGACCGCGCCGAAACCTGCGAGCGGCACGTCGCCATACGGCGCAACGGAATCGGAGACGGCTTCGGCGTGCTGTTCCGCGTGTGCCAGCCGGAATCGTTTGACCAGTACCTCGAGGTCAAGGCGTGAGCATCGTCAGCTTTCTTCTGCTGGATAGGCCGATTGACCTACCGTCCTGGCCAGGCCACGTGCACCGCATTGAAACACCGGAAGATGCCGATCCATTTGCCGAAATGTCCGACCTGATCCAGCGCACCGTCAGGACCAGGCTGGAAAACGTCGAGACCGTTTTTGCGACGCTTGAAGCCGGAGCGACGACGATTAGCGAGGTCATCAAGATCACCGGGCTCGGCAAAAAAGTTGTGCAGAGGGCGATGGTGGCTCTCGAGAAGGATGAGCGCATCGTGCGGCACATACCCGCCGGAGCGAATCAGCACCATCGATTTTCAATATTTAAACACATGGACAAGCCGCAGAAGTCATTTGCGGAGGATTAGAAGGCATGTCGGCAACAGAAGAAGTAGAACGCCTTATGAAACGCTGCCAGATAGGCGCAGGCAATGGCAAGGGCGGCATCGTGAGGCCCAACGCCTGAATTAACCGGACTGCGCGGCTTTTCGCGCAGGTCCGGTTGACCGCCATGTTATGCGTATGGCAACTACTAGAAAAGGGCATAAACGATGGAATTGAATATTGAGGTTGGACAAAAAGCATTAGTGACGCTGGACAACTGGTTTCTAGCGCCGAACGGCCGCGAATACAAGGCCGTGTTCGGGACGGTGAAAGCGGTTCGGACGGCGGAAGAGTCGCTCGGCGTGAAACCAAACGGAAGAAGTACGAACTGGTATTTGGAGATTGGCAACATGACCATTGCCGGTTGCCAAGTGCATTACGCCCTGCGCACCGACCATTGCCACGACGGCCCGGCGATGAACTGGACGGCAGACGCGCAGCACGGGATGAAAGAGTACGAGCGCCCCTGCTGCATCTACTTTGCCGACAAGACGCATAACGCTTGAGTTAAGCGGGAGACAACGGCCGTGACGCTGCCGACGAAGCGCACAGGTGCGGATGGCCGTTGGCTCTCCGCTTGAACCGACAGTTAGGCATCACTGGAGGCATGCCAATGGACTACGACGAAGAACTGCACAAAGCCTGGGTGACGAAGGCCCTGCACCTGGCGATGGAGTACCGCGAAGCCGAGCCAGGCCGCGAAGTGCGCGATGCCATGCGGGCCATGAAGGCGCATTTTGAAGGGCGCCCGGCTTCGATGCCCGTTCAGGACACGGTGGCCGACGACATGGACGACGTGGCGAAGCAGTACGCGCACAAGCTGGCGATGAACTTGGAGTGCTTGGTGCTGGAGTGCCCGCCATCGGCGCGGTTCTTCGATGAGGCGAACAGCACGCTGGGCGAGTACCGCAGCGCGATGAACAAGATCCACGAGCGCGAGTGCCCGACGCACATGGGCGAGCCGCTGCTGAAAGGCGAGCGGTCGCGGGTTCGTGATGCCTAACGACCAAGCTCAGGGAGCCGGAGGCGGCTTTATCGCCGGAGGCTCCCCTGGAGCGACGGGTTCTGCGGCACAGGCCGCGATGAAAGGAGACTGAAATGGAAGGCAGAAGCTACAGGATTTTGGACATGGGAACCCCGGAAGGGCGCGCCGAGTGCGAGCGCTACGAAGCGGAGAAGGCCGAGAAGGTAAAGAGCGGGCAGCAGCTCTACGCCAAGATAAAACGCTCCAGCAAATACTACGGCCAAACCGCGCCCGGCGAGCTGTTCGAGGTGTTCGTCGAAGCTGGCAACCCTGCGGCCTATCTGGTGCAGGGCGGCCCAGGCGGGCAGTACCGACTGGCGGACGTGAACCTCTTCATCGTACAGGACGGGCGCGAGGTGCGAATTTCGTGACGCAGAACGCGAAAGTCACCGGCCGCGCCAGCGGTCCGGTGGACTGACGGGTTGGCAGGCAAAACGTAACTACGGAGTGATGATGGCTGAGAAAGTGACAATCGGAAATTGCGAACTGTGGCACGGCGACTGCCGCGAAGTGCTGCCGTTGCTGCCGCAATGCGACTTGATTTTGACCGACCCACCGTATGGCGCGGCATATGCGGCGAACCCGATTGTGGGCAAAGGGAAAACGCAAAGCAACCACGAGGCGATGGATTGGGACAACTGCACGCCACCGCCTTGGGTGTTTGGCCTTTTGCTGGACAAGGCCGCGATGGTGATTGTTTGGGGCGGGAATTATTACGCCCTCCCACCTTCGCGCGGGTGGCTGACATGGCGAAAACCAGACGCACCGCCAAGCATGGCCCACCTTGAGATGGCATGGACAAACAGGGACATGAACGCCAAGCAACTGGAGCACTCGATTGCGGCGACAAATGCCGAGAGAGCCGGGCACCCAACGCAAAAGCCGGTGCGGGTTATGGAATGGAGTCTCGGGTTTTGCCCGGAAGTGCAAACCGTTTGCGACCCCTTCATGGGCAGCGGAACGACAGGCGTGGCCTGCGTTCGGATGGGTTTGCACTTCACCGGCATCGAGCGCGAGCGGAAATACTTTGACATAGCCTGCCGCCGAATAGAGCAAGCCTACGCACAGCCACGGCTGTTCGAGGACGCGAAAGTCGGCGCTGGCGAGACGGCGGTGCAGGTGGAGCTTTTGCCTGCCAACGATAAGTAGACATCAAAACCGCCGCACATCCTGTCCACGGACGATAAACGCAGCACATTTTCAACACAAGGAGCAAGAAATGAAAAAACTCACCACAATTTTCGCATCGCTCTTCATCGTCAGCGCTGCCTGCGCTACAGAGCAGCACGGGAAACCGGGAAGCGATGACCGGAAGACAACGCAGGCGACTAGCGTCACCAAGTCGGCACGATCCGAATCCAGTGCGCAGTCACGCGCCTCGGCGAAATCGCGCTCCAGTGCGAATTCCGCGGCGACAGGTGGAAATGGCACGGGCGGCAACGCCGAGGCCGCTGGTGGCGCAGCCACCGCCACTGGCGGGCAGGTTATCGTCAGCGCTGGCGGCGCCGGTTCAGGCCTCACCGGGCGCATGGTTCCAGATGTCTCCGCAAGCGCGCCGCTAACCTCGACGTCGTGCCGAAACGGCATCAGCGCTGGCGGCAGCGGCAACGGCTGGGGCGGGCTGCTCGGGTTTTTTTCCGAGGATGATCTGTGCGAATGGCGCCTGCTGGAAGCCAACTACCGGGCTACAAACGATCACGACAAAGCAAACATGATTCGCAGCGGAATGACCGCTCAGCGCTGCAAGAAGCTGGCGCCGGAAGATCGCGAAGCATTCGGCGATTTGTGCCCGAAGCAGCCGGCATCCGAGCAGCAAAGCGTTGCTTTTTCGTCGGCGGGATGATCAACGGGAGTGAATTCACCTCGCAACGCTCACGCGACACGGCTAGAAGTGCATGCACCGTGGCTAGGCAGCTTACTACGCATTGCCGGAGATGAGCACCGGCCACTCCCACCAATTATCAATTATGGCAACTGATCTTACCCGCCAGCAGCTCTGCGCTGCGCTCGGCATCAGCGAATCAACCGTTCGCCGGCTGGAGTAGACATCAAAACCGCCGCACATCCTGTCCACGGACGATAAACGCAGCACATTTTCAACACAAGGAGCAAGAAATGAAAAAACTCACCACAATTTTCGCATCGCTCTTCATCGTCAGCGCTGCCTGCGCTACAGAGCAGCACGGGAAACCGGGAAGCGATGACCGGAAGACAACGCAGGCGACTAGCGTCACCAAGTCGGCACGATCCGAATCCAGTGCGCAGTCACGCGCCTCGGCGAAATCGCGCTCCAGTGCGAATTCCGCGGCGACAGGTGGAAATGGCACGGGCGGCAACGCCGAGGCCGCTGGTGGCGCAGCCACCGCCACTGGCGGGCAGGTTATCGTCAGCGCTGGCGGCGCCGGTTCAGGCCTCACCGGGCGCATGGTTCCAGATGTCTCCGCAAGCGCGCCGCTAACCTCGACGTCGTGCCGAAACGGCATCAGCGCTGGCGGCAGCGGCAACGGCTGGGGCGGGCTGCTCGGGTTTTTTTCCGAGGATGATCTGTGCGAATGGCGCCTGCTGGAAGCCAACTACCGGGCTACAAACGATCACGACAAAGCAAACATGATTCGCAGCGGAATGACCGCTCAGCGCTGCAAGAAGCTGGCGCCGGAAGATCGCGAAGCATTCGGCGATTTGTGCCCGAAGCAGCCGGCATCCGAGCAGCAAAGCGTTGCTTTTTCGTCGGCGGGATGATCAACGGGAGTGAATTCACCTCGCAACGCTCACGCGACACGGCTAGAAGTGCATGCACCGTGGCTAGGCAGCTTACTACGCATTGCCGGAGATGAGCACCGGCCACTCCCACCAATTATCAATTATGGCAACTGATCTTACCCGCCAGCAGATCTGCGCTGCGCTCGGCATCAGCGAATCAACCGTTCGCCGGCTGGAACTGTTAGGATTGCCATTCACGCCGGTCGGCCTGCGCGCCAAGCGCTACGACCTGGGCGAGTGCAAGCGCTGGTTACGGGAGAATCAGTGTCGATCTGGACAGACAAGGACGGCCGGCTACACGTCGGCATCATGGTCGCCGGCTGCCGAATACACCGCCGCCTTCCGGCGGGCGCATCTAAGGGTGATGCCAAGCTCGTAGAGGCGGAACTGCGCCGCGCCGCCGGGCGCCGGCAGCCCAGCATCCCCGGCGATCCGCCCATGGCCGAAATCATGGGCCTGTACCTCGAGCACGCGAAGACGCTGCGCTCCCCGGAAACCGCACGTTTTCACGCCTTGCGCGCCGGGCCCTGGCTGGATGGCGTCAAGGCCAGCGACATCGAGCCGGCCGTCGACAAGATGGTCAAGGACATGCGCGGCCACTACGCCCCGGCGACGATCAATCGCAGCATTGGCGCGATCAAGGCCGCGCTGCGCATCGCCTGGCGCCAGCGGCTCATCCCCGAAGACTACGGCGCCCGCCTGGCGCGCCTTCCCGAAAACAACGCCCGCCATACCTATCTCGAAATATCCGCCGTCGCCCGCCTTGCCGACGCCTGCAGCGAGCAGGTCCGCGCCGCCGTGTGGATCGCCCTGCTTACCGGCTGCCGGCGCGGCGAAATCCTCAAGCTGCAGCCGGAAAACATCCGCGGCGATCATCTGCGAATCGCCGCCGGCAACACGAAGACGCTGCGCGAGCGCGTCGTGCCGATCGTGCCGGCACTGCGCCCGTGGCTTAGGTACATCCCGATCCAGATCAACGCCGAAGGGCTGAAAACCGGATTCGCACGGGCGCGCGTAAAGGCCGGCCTCGACGTCAACTTCCACGACCTGCGGCACACCTGCGCAAGCCTGCTGATCAACACCGGCACGCCGCTCGAGGTCGTGCGGGACATCCTGGGCCATACCACCGTCAAAACGACGGAGCGCTATGCTCATCTGCAGGTGGAGCGACAGGCGGAAGCGCTGTGCAAGCTCGGGCGCATTGCCGAGAATTGCACCGGGGATTACACCGGGCAGGATGGGCAAATCCTGAAACGTGCCGCGAAGCCTTGATTTACCTGGTGGGCGGTACTGGGATCGAACCAGTGACCCCTGCCGTGTGAAGGCAGATGACGGGCAGCAGTGCGGCCAGAAACGGCCGTGGCTACGTCATCTGGCTGCCGTGAATGTGCCATTCCGATCCTGAAATTGCACCGGGATTACACACGGAAAAACTTGAAATTTTTTTGAAATCGCTTGATACGCTTTGAAAAAAGAATACAATAACAATCACGGAAGCAGACAAGCCAACTAGCAAGGAGAAACGAAGTGAACGCGACTTATATCGGATTTGACGGAGCAACGTATCAAGCGAATTTCACTCAAGCTAACAACAAGCTGGGAGGAAGGATAGAAATTGGCGTACTGCGCATTACCAGAAATGGTGTTATGCGCTCTGAGAAAATAACGACGAAAGACGCAGCTTGCAAGTATTTTTCGGAAATTCCGCAATGACAAAAACCAAACGCGGAGGCCCAGGAAGGGGCCAGGGCCGCAAGCCGCTGGCACAGGGCGAGGAAACCATCCCCGTCACCATCCGCATGACAGAAACCCAGCGCGACATGCTCGCCGCGCTTGGCGGGCCGAGGTGGGTGCGCGAGCAGATCGAGAAGTCAGCCCGCGCTGCCGGTCACTTCACGAACGGGTAGCGCGCCAGGCGCCAGGCCAGCCAGAAGCGGCGCCAGCTTCTCGAGGTGGCGATCATTCCCAAATGCCGAAGATTCCCGCCGCCCATTGTTCAGATGCCATCCATTACGATGTTCAGATACGAGAGATCATCTGGCGGCATGCGCCAAGTGTCAGAACTGTTCATAGATACTGGCCTCCCGTTGTCGGAGCGTCACCAGCAGTTCCCCCTGGAAGGTAGGAGGCTCCGCCGCCGCCCGTATCGACAATACCGTTTGAGACGATGCCGGTATAACGCTTGCCAGTTGCCGATCCGTTGAACGTATTGGACGAACAGAAAACAACACCACAGGTAGATGCGGCGGCAAAACCCGTTGAATAGGCTGGAGTTCCGGTCAGGGTGATCGTTTTTCCGCTCACCACGATCCTCCCGCCAAGGGCCACGATCCAGTGATAAGGAGCGCCGCCAGTAATGCTATAGTTCCCTGATACGACAGCTGTTCCGCCGTAGGCTGCATAAACCTGCGATGCTGCACAAGCGCCGAAAACAATATTCGCGAAACTGATATAGGCATTGACAGACGCATAGATTCCGTAACCGCTTGTTGTCGTCTGTACTTTCAAGTCTTTGACAAGCCACTCGTTTGCATTGGCAGTCGATAGAATCGCACTGGCACTGGTCGTGCTGATGACTACGTTGGCCGGGGTGCCAGAATTTCCTTGCAATACAGCGACTCCGAACCCGCCGCGTCCATGACATTTGCGCAGAGTAACGCCTGATGTGTATGTTCCATCTGCAACCTGCACAGTGACGGTATAGGAAGCCAGATCGAGCGTTTCCGTAATGACATCGGCGGCTTTCTGAATGGTAAGAAAAGCGCCGCCGCTGGTATTGGCGAGGCCGTTGTTGCTATCGCTGCCATCGGTGCGGACGTAATAAGTGCGGTTGGCGGACAGCACCTCGCGACCCCCTGTCGGGATCGTAACCGTGACGGCGCCCCCGGTATTAGTTGCCGTTACGCCTGCTCCAACAAAATCCACCGATGTCAAGGAAGTGGTCAGGTTCGTTCCTTCGTCCTTGACCGTGACCGATGACCCCCCTGGGATCGTAACCGTCACATTATCTCCTGAAGTGGTTGCGGTCACGCCAGCGCCGACGAAATCTACCGATGCCAGCGTAGTCGTCAGATTCGTCCCTTCGTCCTTGGCCGTGATTGATGCGCTGCCAGCGATTGCAACAGTTACCGCGCCTCCCGTATTCGTCGCCGTCACGCCTCCGCCAGTGAAATCGAGCGATGTCAGAGCCGTCGTCAGGTTTGACCCTTCGTCCTTGACAGTGATTCCCGAACTTCCTGGAATCGTGACTGTAACGGCTCCGCCTGTATTCGTCGCCGTCACACCAGCGCCGACGAAATCGACCGATGTCAGCGCAGTCGTCAGGTTTGACCCTTCGTCCTTGGCCGTTATCGCTGACCCGGTTCCACCACCCCCGGTCATCTTCCCGAGTTCGCGCGAGTCGGTGTAGCTGGTAATGGTTGCCGTTCCGGTAACGACCGAGTATAGCCGCCAGTAGTTCGTTGTATCGTTCCAGTTGGTCGTTGAGGTTGCCGCCGTGACCGCGCCGTCTGATTTCGCGGCGACGATATAGTTTGTCGTCGATGCCGACAATCCGACCGTGCCGTTGGCGATCTGGGCCAGCGTGCCATCGCCTTTCGTGACATTTCCGCCGTAATAGCCCCAGGTCAGGCCGACTGTTGTCGATGCGCGGCGCCCGTACAGCGTCGCCGGTGACGCTGCGTCGAAGAAGGCATTGATCGTGAGTTCCTTGCTCGCCTGTGATTGGACGACGGTGTCGATGTTCGTAGTCGAATTTGCCATGCTGTGTCCTTACTGGTTCGGGAATGCCATAGACGGCGGGGTGAAGTTTCCGGTATAGCGCGCCGCGCCGGAGCCAACCGGCCCTTTGGTGAAGCGGAAATTGCTCATGTAGCCGACGAATTTGCTGCCGCCGTAATCACCCATCTGGCCAATCGAGAAGCCATCTGTGCTGGACGGTATCGACCCGCCATAGGCCACAGGCGTGCCTCTTGAAATACCGCCAGTGAACAGGTACATCGTGCCATTGCTCCATACATGCGCTACATGCGTCCAGGTATTGAGCGGCAGCGCTACAGCAGAGGTAACGCCATAGGGCGTGCCCGTGTTTGTATTGGCCTGCGGCATCATCGATGCATCGATGATGCCATAAATTCTGTTGTTCGCACCGGCAGCATCGGCGATTCCGTAGGGACGCATGGCCGAGCCGGATGCGGTCGGGTAAATCCAGTATTCCAGACATGCGTCATTGGTCAGCGGGTTGCAGGTATCCGAGGAAGGAAGTGTCAGGTAGCCTGACCCGCTGAAATAGCCGACGCCAACATTGTTCCCCCACGGGTCATTGATCGTCGTCTTAGTGACGGCGACGTTGCGGGTATATGTGTTCCCTTTTTGGTCGGTGAACGTCGTCCCGTCATTGGCTCCGCGCATGTAGAGCAGGCTGGTGACGTAGTTGTAGATCGGGTCCTCGTCCGGGTTGAACGTGTAGGTTAGCGTCTTCGTCAATGGTTGGCCGCGCCCGACGACGGAAGAGACCTGGTAGATTTTCAGATAGAGTTCGATTTGATTGGCGCCGAAGTCCGTGACCTGCTGCGCGCTGGTGTAAGTGAATGTCGGCGATGTCAGCCCGGTGACCGTGCGCTTGAGCGTGGTGAATGCCGAACTGCTGTAGATTTCGACATCGTAGGCTTCCGTTGTCTCGCCGAGCGTCGCGTCGACGTAGTCGCGCAGTTCTCCACCGACACGGGTACGGCGAACCCATGTCACCGTCCAGTTTTTCGTGGAAATGTCGCGCGTGCCGTTCGGGTAAACCGGAGACAGGCATTCGAGGTTTTGGCCGGCATAGGTGAATGGAATGTCAACTGCGCTGTCGATTCCCTTTCCAGAAGTGACTGCGCGATAAGTCCGTGCCTGACCGATGGTGTTGATATTGGCGCCGATGAAGTGAAGTCTGGTCGAGTCGAGGTGGACGACGCGGTCGCCGATTGCGTGCGTCGTCATCGCCCATTCGGTTCCGAAGCGCCCGCGCAGCAACGTCGTCAGGACCCACGATCCGTCTGCATTCTGCACGCACGACTGCGCCGCGATGATCTCCCAGCGCCCGTTGGCGCCGACGGCGAAATGGTTGGCGCCGTTGAACATGCCAGCCTCGGTAGTGCTCGCCAACGCTCCAGAGTCAAGGAAGATGGTGAGCGCATTGGTCACGTCCTTGAGGTCGGTACGGCCAGTCGGAAGCGCGTTGACAGCCACCCCGAACACCGCTCCGGGCGTCGTGAATCCCTGCAGCGTCGTCCATGTCTGCCCGGAATCGTCCGAGCGGATCAGTGTGGCGCCGTTCCACGTCGGGAGTTTTCCGGACGCGGCGACGGAAAACCCTGGCCCGTCCATCGTATCGAGAAGCACCGGAATGTCGAGGAACACCGCGTCTGTCGGGCCGGTGACAGACAGGGTCTGTCCGGTGTAGTAGGCATCCTGGCCGACTGCCGTCGACGTGTAGGTGGCGACGTTGTTGAATTTCGCCTGACACTCGAGGCGCCCGTCGGGCAGGTAATTGATCTGGGTCAGGCGCAACTCGTAGGTTGCCGCGTCGCCGTTGATGGTAATCACGTCGGCGGCTTCCAGATTCCAGCGGGTCGGCGGCAGCACGAACGACACGTCGTGTCGCTCCAGCCAGTACATGTAGAGCAGCACTTCCTCAATCTGCGCCGCTTCCGTAGCATTGAGTACAATCGGCAACTCCGGCTGCAACACATTGACCGCGTCGGTGTTCAGGCGCTCGGCGCCGGGTCCGGTATTCAAGTCGTATTCTCGATTAGTATCGAGATACGAAACCAGCACCTTGCGCGGCAGTTGCGAATCCATCTCGCGGCTGGCGGTGATGCGGACGCCGGGTTTTTCGCTGCCGGCGACGCAGGCAAGTTCGGAAATGTCTATGGTGGCTACCGGCGACTTGCCGCGACGCACGAACTTGATCTTGTACCCGGATGGCACTACATCAAACGGCCATGCCGCCTGCAGAGGCTCGAGCGCCATGCGAATTGCCGCGATGCTGCTGATCTTGTAGCCGCGGACATTCTGGCTGATGTCCGTCACATCGACATCCGCTGCTGAGAGCAGGCCTGAACTCACGGCCTCCGCTTCGATGATCGACGCCAGCGGAACCTGATCCGGCGTCATAAGTGATTGCCGATAGACCCGGTAGGTCGTTGTCGTCGGATCGGCGGCTGGAGTGACAGCGGTATAGATCAGCCCGCCAGAGACGGCGAGCGCGTCCGCCATGTGCGAATAGAAATGGATTACATCATAGCCAGTCATCGCCGCGTTCAGGCGTACGATGCGGGCGTGCCCGCTCGACCACGCTACCCAGGCGCGGCCATATTCATCGACTGTCGTCGTCCATCCGGAAAGGTAGAGCGCATAGTCGCCATTGATATGGCCTGTGAATGTCCGGACTTCTGAAATCGCCAGCGTATAAGGGTCGAAAACCGCGACGGTATTATTGTCGCGGATCATGTAGCCGACCCCGGCAGCGACGAACACCCGCGCTACGCCATGATCGTAGGTGTCGATAGCGCTGGTCATCACACTGCCGTCGGCCAGCATCCGAACGATTAGTGAATACCCGCCGCCGTAGGAACTGCCGAGGATCGTGCCATCCTCAAGCACCCAAACTTCCGGCTCTAAATTCGTCGCCGCAGCGTCGCACCAATAGACGCCATTGCGGTAATACTTGTAATTGGCAGAAACCAGCGCGCCGATGTCGTGCGGCGACTGGTTCTCATAGAGAAACATGTAGCTTGCCCCGCCGGGCGGTGCGACGACAGTTTCGCCAGATGCGTACAGAAACGACCAGTTCCAGGTAGCGATTGAGCATGCGTTGGGCGTCCCGGGCGCCAGCGGCTCGGCCAGCGCAAACGGCGTGTAGGCATCTCCGGGAATGTTCTGCGCCATCGTCCATGTGCCGTAGGTGCGGTGGCGTGGCTTGGTGGCTGAGTCGATCAGCACGGCATCGTCCGTCGTCGCCGCATGGATGATTTCGGCCTTGACCTGGGCGCCCATCAGCGAATTGCCGACATCCTCCATTGGCCAGTCCTTGAATACGAGGTAGTGCAGCCCGCGATAAGCCGGCGTGTTGGCCGCGCCCATGTCGGCCTGGATGCGGTCGTCGGGAAGCTGGCTCGCTCCGCCAAGGTATTGCGTGATCGTTCCAGTAGCGCTATCGGATGTTGGAGAGCTTTTTCCGGGCATCGACCCGATCACGAGGCTCGTAGCCAGCGCCGCCGAAAGTTCGGTCGACTGCGGTGCTGTCACCAGTTTCGAACCAACCCAGATACGCCCGAAGCCGGCGATCTCGCCCTCGCCGAAGCCGACGGCGAACGTCCCGTAAATCTTGTAGGTCGTCGGCCCGGACGCACCACCGCCCTTGCCGCCCTCGGCCTCGACTTCCTCGTAGCGCAGCTTGTTGCCTTCGACCCAGAAGATGTTGCCGAGAGTGGCATAGGTGCCGTAGCCGCGCCCGAGCGGGGCGCCATAGGTGGCGGTCTGCACGGCCAGGTCGGATGCCGACGGCGGGCGTCCTTTCGGCCCTTTCGGCGGGTCGATGTAGCCGCCGAGGGCCATCCCGATTGAGGCGCCGAGCATGACGTTACCACCGGCGAAAAAGCCGATGACACCGCCGACGACGCCGCCGATTACCTGGCCGGCGCTGCTCATGCCGGCGCCTTAAAGCGATAGACGCGGACGATGCGCCCCCGCCATTCGTCAGTCAATACATGCTCACAGACCTTGCGCGCGCGCAGATGAGCATGAACGATACCGTCGGCCTGGTAGGAATCAGACCAGCCGACATGAAAAGCCAGGTGTTGCGGGTCTCCAGCGAAACGCATCAACAGCACGTCTCCGGCCCGCATGTCAGCAATAGCGACCCGCTCAAGGCACGGCTGGCCGTCGAGTGCGTCTTCCAGCAATCCCCCTGCCGGATACCGGCTGTAACCTTCACGATCACGGTAATCAAAGCCGAGCGTGCCCGCCACGTGGCAGACCAACCCGGCGCAGTCGAGAGCCTTCCCTGGAAGCCGTCCCTGGTGGCGAAATGGTGTTCCGATTTCGGCGCGCGCGGCTGAAATGATCTCTTCAATCATCATTTCGGTCCCGTCTCCACGGTTGTGTACGTCGAGTTCGTTGGAATGCGCGTAAAGCCGAAGAAATTGAGGATGTTGTTCCACTTGTCTCGGCAGTCGGTCTCACGCTTGCGGCATCCGGGAATCAGCGCGAAGGTGTCGCCGATGGCCGGCGTGTAATAAGCCGGCTCGAATAGCGTGATTGTGCCGTCGGCCGCATAATCTCGGATTTCCAGCGGCTTGAGGCCGGCGTTGTTTCCCGATGTGAACTGGATCGTCCCGGCGCCGAACCAGTCGGCGACCTCGCTGCGGGATGAGTCGCGGAAAACCTGGGCGGATGTGATCGACGTGACAGCGCCCGTCGCCGTCAGAGCCGGTAGGCTCTTGGTGCACCCCGTGTCTCCGAAGGTGCGGGGGCAAGCTGCCTGGTAGAGCTTGCCGGTCGACTGATTCAGTGCGTCGATGATCTGCATCCCCTCGATGCGGTAAGCGTCGTCCATCAGCGTCGTCTTGCCGAGGAAGCCGGAGGCAACCGGCTCATAATCCTCTATCGGGTTAAGGAAGTCGCACCGGAAAACCTTGACACGGGCGTTGTCGAAAACCCCGGAGGCCAGCGCGTCGCGGGTGACACCGCCGACCACGACAATGCCCTCAATGTCGATAGCCGACGGGCTGAACGAAGCCGAGGCCGCGAACGCCGTGGCATCGTATCCGCTGTCGGTCTTGTAGACGGAGGCATTACTCATCATCAGGTCGACCGGGTAACTGGTCAGGCGCACGGTCGTCCCGTTGACGCATTCGATCCGCACGCACCAGGCGGCGGTCTCGTAGGGCGCGACGGTTGATTTCATGGATTGAGCAATTCGCGCAGGCGCACGCCTTCGACGGAGCGGCGCGATACATGATCCTGGCCGAGCGGGAGCGCGGTGGCGAAACGGACCGGGAAATCAAACTCAAACCCGGCGCGCACGTTGTCCGCGACGACGGTAGCGGCGACCCCGGCGGATAGCGTCACGCGGCCTGTGGTTGTGTCTACGGTCCAATTCGCGCCAGGCCCGGCCACCAGCGTCCCGTTCACCGCGACCTTGACCGTTCCCGCTACGGGCTTGAAAACCTTACGGTACGGATACCCGGTAGCGCCGGCAGTGCCGTTGGTTCCGTAGAATTTACGCAATTGCCATACGGTCGTGCTGATCTTCAGGCAGAGCTGGTCGGTTTCCGTCGGCGTCGATGTGCGGCCGTTGCTGCTCCATTCGTCAAAGCAGCGAATCCGGAAGCCCGCATACATGCCGTGCGCCCGGTGGTAGATTGCCATCAGCTTGTTGTAGCTGTCGTCGTTGTCCAGCAGGTAGGATATGTCGAACTCGCGCACAGGGAAGGCATGCAGCAGCGAACGGTATTCCTGCCCACCGGCGGTCGTCACGATCTGCACGGAATAGTCATCCTGGAACGCGCTCCCGTAGCGGATGCGGTCGTCCAGGCGCTCTTCGAGGAAATCAGCCATACCGGCGTGAGCCTCCAATGATGTTCAGTGCGGTGCGTGCCCCGGCCGCGGCGCTGCGGCGGATTTCCGCCGGGTCGCCTGTAGGCGAATTGACGTTGACGACGATGCTGCCAGCGTTGCCGCCATGCATCGCCACCGGGATGCGGCGGCCGTCCGGGAGCGGAACATAGGCTTCCGGACGGCTGCCCTCGCCGAACATTGCCAACTGGGGAGAATTGGCGATTCCGCCCGTTGCATATTTGTGCAGAGGGAGCGGCCCGGAGCTTGTCATGATGCCGCCTTCCTCGAAACCGAAGAATCCGGCAATGCTCGATCCGATCGAATTGAAGTCGATGGACTTGGCCCAATCCGCGACCGGCTTGAGAAATCCGCCAATTTCCCCGGTCTTGTCGACGTCGCCGAGCATGAGCTTGAGCAGCTGGGCAGAAGCGGCCTGGGCGATCATCTTCTGCAACGTTGTCGCGAACGTCTCGCCGATGGACGATATGCCGTCGCGCGTCGGGTTGATGAAGAATTCGGCCATCGCATCCTGTGCGTTGCGCGCTGCCTGCTTCATGAATTCGCCCATCTCGTCGGCGGTCTTCTCGAGCACCTTCATTCCCTGTTCGTATTCGCGCGGCGATATATCGCCGGCCGCCAACGCCCTGCTTAATTGCGCCTTTTTTGCCTCTTCCTGTTTCTTCTTGTAATCTTCCGTCTGAGAAAGGATGGCCGCTACATCCTTCTTGTCGGATGCGTCATCGATCTTCTTGCGGAGTTCCAGTTCCTTCTCCAGATAGGCCACCTGTTCATCCATCGCCCCGTTGGCGCGGGCGGTGGCGATGGCATCCTCGAGCAGCGCGGCGGTGCGGGAAGCGATGGCGCTTTCCGAAAGTCCGTAAAGCTCGGTTTCTTTCTGGAGTTTCGCCAGCTCATCGTCAAGCGATTGACCGTAACGCCGCATGGCTTCGGTCTGGTCTTCGATGGCCTTGTTGAGTTCGGCGGCGGCCTTGGCATCCTTTTGGCGGGCGATATAGGTATCGAAATAAGCTCCAACAACCTTCTGCTGCTCCGCCGACAGTTTTACCGCGCCGCTCGCCACGTCGGCCTGATATTTCGCGTAGTCTTTCTCTGCTTGGGTCGCCTTTCCGACCGTGTCGATATTGACCTGCTCTACCGCAATCTTTTCCTGAAGGCTCTTGATCAGCTTGGTGTAGTCGTCTTCTTTTTGTGCACGCCCTCCACCTGTCTTTGCCGGCCTTTCGGGTGGCGGCTTGAATCCTAGATCCGGCTTTTCGGCCGGTTTCGCTTTCGTTTCCTTACCTGCATTCAGCAGCGATGCCGAGAGCCTGTCTACCTCTAGCCTGGCGGCGGCTGCGTCTTCCTTCATCATTCCGCCGATGGCTGTAAATCCTTTGAAGTCCAGCCGAGCGAGCGCTGCAACCTGGGCCGCAAGACCGCCGATCTCGTTGCCGATCTGCTTGAAAACATAGACCACATTGACACCGATGACGGCAACGGTCTCCATCGCTACACGCACGCCATCCCCAAAAACGGAAGCGAAACTCCCGGATTCGTCGCGCGCTTTCACCAGTTCCGATGTGAGTTTTTCGAGGAACGGGAGAAGTTCATAGGCTGCCGCCTTGCCTGCGGCGCTGAATGATGCTGAGAGCTTGTTCAGGCTCTTTTCGTATGCTTCAGCCTGTGGTGCCTGTTCCGTCGTCACCTTCCCGACGAGTTCAGACTGCTCGGCGAGGTCTTTCAGGAATGGCAGTGCACTGGCGCCGAATTTCCCGAGTAGCGCGATCGCAACCGCGGCTTTTCCGCTTCCATCCTGGAATTGATCGAGCGCCTTCGATACGGCGAGAAGCGCCTCTGCCGTGTCCATTCCGCGGAGTTCTGCGGCAGACAAGCCGATCGCTTCGAGCGCGGCCGATGCGCCCTTTGTCTCTTCTCCGGTTCCGTGCAGCGCTTTGGCAAGCTTCTGCAGCGATGCCTCGACCATGCCAAGGTCGTGCCCGCCGATCTTGGCGACGCCGGAAAGCGCAGATAGGTTCTCAACGGAAGCGCCAGTCGCTTCCGACATATCATCTAGCGCGGCCGCGAACTTCAACGTATTGTTGATAGTGTTGGCAAAGGCGCCGAAAGTCAGGGCGGCCCCGAGCCCGGCGAATATCGGGCCAAGGCCGATGGCAGACTTCTCCAGATTACCGAGCGACGCCTGTACGGATTGAAACGCGGCGCGCGTTTCATCCTTCGCTGTAAGGATGATCTGGGTTTTGTTGTCAGCCATTTTCCGCCTGCGAATCCCTGATCACCGCGAGCTGGTGAATCAGTATGTCAAGGTCACGGATTCCGAGGAGTTCCGCGACAGCGGGGAGTGCGGTCCAGTCGATTCCTCCCATGAGGTTCCACGCCTTCACTGCAAACCCCGTTGAAACATCTGGAACGGCTGGCCGGAGCTGAGGCGGTAATTGCATCTGCTCCAGCCAGCATTTCATTTTTTTGCCGCGTCCGCCCTCGCCTCGACGTGCTTCTCGTGCGCCTTGATGAAGCCGTCGATCAGTGCCGGCAGGATGTCCATGCGGTCCAGCAGCCATTCCCGGCACGCCTCGCCGTCGAATGGCAGCGGGTGCGGGTCGCCGCCGGGGATGATGTCCCCTTCGGTCACGCCTTCCCAGCCGATGACGAATGGCAGGATGGCGCGGGCGGTCTTCTGCCCGGCCAACTCCAGATAGTCGACGTCGGTCGGGCGCAGGACGGTGAAGGTGAAGCCGCCGGCTTCGACCTTGAATTCCCGCGCCCGGCGCAGCTTGTCGAGTAGCGCGCTCATCAGGACGAGTAGTATGTCGGCGTGCCGTTCATGGTGATCGCGGCTTTCGTCGTGACCAGTTGCTGCGCGGCGCCGCCTGGAAGCAGGTTGGCGCCGACGTAGCCGGTAAAGACCATGATCTGACCTCCGGAACCGAAGGTGAACTTGAACGCGCGCTGCGCCTGCTGGTCGCTGGCGGACTTCATGGCGATCAGGCCGGCGTCTGAAATGTCCCAGATGTTGTCGAACTCGAAATTCGACGCTTCGGCCAGTCCGGGAATCTGCTTCTGAGTGTTATCGTGCACGGTCGTCACGTCGATGAACGAATACCCTCCGCCGGAGTTGCTGAGGGTTGTCGCCGTGGTGATCGAGGTGCCGAAGGTGAGCTTCTGCGCGGTTCCTGACGAGAAGGCGTCGTAGTTGGTCGTGTCCTCGCCTTCGAGCGAGAAGCTGTCCGTAGCAACACCGGACACGCGGAATACGCGCTGATCCACTTGGCGCATACCCTGCACCGTCAGGAGAACGAAGTCGCCGTTGCTGTAGCCATGCGCCGTCGAGCTGACGACGCCGGGGGAAGCTTTGGTGATTGCGGTGATTGTCTTGGTGGCAGCGATAGCGCTTTGCATTGCAATCGCGACCTGGGACCATTTTCTTGCTGTTGCCATTTCAAAAACTCCTGGTCATACGGCCGCGCTCGGTGCGCTGGCCACGGTGAAATAGTTGGCGTTGTACGTGACCGTCAAAATGCCAACCGGCTTTTCCAGCCCGTCATCCATGTCGATGGAAATAGACTGGGGCAGCGGGCGGGATTTGAGGAGCCCGCCAAAGGTTCCGTCCCCGCCGGCAATGGCGGATTCGACTTCGGCGAGCATGGTGTCAAGGGTGGAATCGAGATCGGATACGGCCTTGGCGCAGCACTCGACGCGCAGGACGGCAGCGCGGTCGAGCAGCGGGTCGGCGTGGATCGTCTCGGCGACGATTTCCTCTTCGTCCAAATAGACGCGCAGGCAGGGCAGATTGGCGTCGGCAAGCGGATGGATGCGCGATGGGTAGACGCGCGAGCCGCTGGTAGTCAGGCCGGTGAGTCGGCTGGCGACCGCGCTGCGGATGCTGGTGCGGACGTGCGCCATGTCAGGCGGCCTTGTCGAGCGACAGCACCACGTCGCCGGCCTCGGCATCCGGGGCGTGCCGGGTGACCGTGTAAGCGACGCCGCCGATGCTCACCGGATCGCCGTGCACGATGCCCGCGGCATCCTGCGTGGTCAGTCGCAGGATCGGCTGGCTGCCTTCGATGCTGGCGAACATCAGCGCGGGTTCGTTGACAAAAACGCCGGTGACTTCGCGCGCAGCCTGCCCGGATGGCGTGACGGTCACCGTCCGCCCGAGGCGTCCGATGATCCGTGCGGTATGCGCGGCGAAGTCGACCATGCCGCGATCAGGTCGCGACCGGCACGTAATGGCCGAGCTTGATCTGCACGGTAGAGGAGGGGTTAGAGGCGGCGGTGACGGCGACGCCGACGCATTGCTGCGCCGTGGTCGTCTTGTTGACCACCTTGTTGGTCGAGTCCCAGAATACGCGGTCACCGACGGAGATCGCCAGGGCCGAGGTCTTGCCGATCTCGACAACACCTTCGACGACGAACTCGCCTGCGGCGCCGTTGGCGACGGCCTGGGTGGCGACGCCGAAGAGTCCGGCGCCGAACAGGTAGCCGATGCCGGCCGCGACATCCGCGCCTGGAGTCAGGGTCAGGACTTCGCCTTCTTGCTTATAGGTCTTCATGCTGTTTTCCTTTCAGTGTTTCCGGGCAGCGATCGCCGCCCGGCGGTCAGGCTTAGTTGCCCTTGACGAGGCCGCGGTGGTCGATGGCCTTGGCTCCGAAGTCCAGGCGGGCCTTGAACTCGACACCGTCGACTTCCCAGCCTTCTTTTGTTTCCAGGTATACGCCCTGATTTCCTTCGAGATAGGCGTATTCGATCGTGTCGATCTGCGACGGGTCGGCGGCGAGGTACCAGGCGGTGGTGCTGGCCGTGTCGAGACGCGGCTCGGCGAGAACCTGCAGGGCGCCAGCAAACGGGTTGATCGACGACGAGGCGCTGGCGGCATACGCTTGGCTGGTAAATTGTTGCGCGACGGTTTCGAGCGCTGCCGGAACCAGCAGATAGCGTGGCGTGACGTTGATCTTTCGGCCGTCGAGGCCGGTCTGCACGCGCATGGCAGCGCGACAGACACCGAGCTGCGCGACCGAGATGGCGGCGCCGGACGGCAGGTTACCGTGGTTGGCGTGGAACAGCGCAACGCCGTCGGCCAGTGCGGCGTTGGCGGTGATGATGCCCCAGACGGTATCGGACTCGAGGTCGGCGGCAGCGCGGCCGAACATCTCCGGCAAGCGGGTGAAGGCCGACAGGTCGTCGTTGATGATGGTCTGGCGGGTCAGCGCGACGATCTTGCCGTAGGATGCGACGGCGTACTGCTCGCGGGCTTCGGACATGGCGCCGTACTTGTACTCACCGTGCTCGTTGACCTTCTCCAGCGTCGGCGCGTCGCCCAGGGCGTTGCGGCTGATCGTCTTGAAGTCGGGCGCGGTGACCTGGCGGCAGAATGGCCGGAAGGTCTGCGGGGCGCCTTCATACGCCTGACGCAGCGTCTTGCTGGCGACGTTGGCGAGGATATACGGGAAGTCGCCGGTAGTCAGCATGGCGCGGGTAGCGATCTGGTCGCGCGACAGGCCGCGGATGTCGACGCCGCGCTCGGCGAGCAGGTCGCGGGCGGTTTCGATCAGGGATAGGCCGGCGTAACGCTTGCCCAAATCGGTCAGCTTGTGCTGTCCGGGGTTGTGGCGGTGCAGCAGCGCTTCCTGGACGGCAGCGCGGCGGGTCTCGACTTCATCGACCAGCGTTTCGACGCGGCCCATCGGCGGGCGGATCGGATCGGCGCCGCGCTCGGCGGCCTTGGCGATGGCCTGGCGGCGGGCTTCGTCTGCGGAAACGCCCTTGCCGACCAGGTCGTCTGCGAAGGATTGATCGAGGCGCAGGCCGCGCACGGCCTCATTGATTTCGGCAACGCGGGTGCGCTCGGCGGCGATGGCCTCCTGGCGGATCGCGTCGACGTTCGGCTCCGGCTTGGCCGGGGTGTTGTTTTCAGCCATGACGGCTCCTTTCGTGGTAATGGCGCCGGGCATTTCGTCCGGCAGGGGGACAACTTCAAAATTGGCGCTGCGGCCGACGCCAACGGTGGCGTCGGCGGGAATGTCGACCAGCGAGATTTCATGCGGCGTCCACCGCGTGACGCGGTATTCGTCCGGCGCGTCTTCGTGGGCGCGCTGCAGCCGGCGCTCGTTGATCTGGTAGCCGACCGAGACGTTGCGGACGATGCCGTCGCGGATGTCCTGGACCAGGCCGGCCAGCTCGGGTCGGCGCGACAGGCGGATGTCGGCACGGCCAATGCCATCATCGATCCATGCCCTTTCGACGACACCGATGGTGGCCAGCGGCGAGCCGGCCGCGCCGCCATAACTCTGGTGATTGGCGAGCACCGGGGCGCCGGCATTGAGGCGCGAGAGGTCGACTTCGGATTCCTTGTGGCCGAGAATCTCGACCCACGGCTCGTCGAACCAGGTTGACCGGGTATAGGGCGTTTCGGACGAAAACGACAGGGAAAGGACGGCGTTTTCGCCATCGGCGCGCACGGCCAGGTCGGTTGCCTGGCGGCTCAGCGTGCCTTCGATTCGGGAGGTGGACATGTGGTCACCCGTGATGAGGTGACGCCATGTTCCGTCAGGGGGCTATTGCAAAAATACGCAAAATTGAAAGGTCAGAGCAGAAAAAGCAGCAGCGCCTCTTCGTCCTCAACCGGCCTGATTTCCGGCGCGACCGGCGCCTTGAAGCCGGCGCCGATGGCCGAGCCGGGGGTGATTGGCTCGCTCAGCCAGTTGGTCCAGGCGCCGAGGAATACCCCCGTGCTGCCGTTGTTGGCAGTGATCGTGGTGCCGTAGGCCGGCGCGTTGCCGCTGCCGCCGGTATAGGCGATGACGCGCACGTTGGTCGGGTCGAAGCGCAGCGTTCCGCCGATGCCGGAGAAGGTGACGGTATCGAGCGAGCCAAAAGCGGCGGTGTGGTTCGGGCAGGCGTAAGTGTCGCTGCGCACGATCAGCCGGGCGCCGCCGCTGATCGCGTAGGAATCCAGCGTGGCGTTCGTGCTGCCGCCGGAATATCCGTCGAAGTAGTTGTCGCCGGTGGTAGCGGTAAAGGCGGTCATTCGAGAACGGCGAGGATCTCGGCGTTGAAGAATACCGCGTCGCGGATGTATTCCGGCCCGCCGGCTTCGCGCAGGGCGGCACCGAGCGAATAGAAGTCAGCCATCTTGACCCAGTTGTCGATCTGGACTGCGCCGATGGTGTCGATCAACTCCTGCGATATCGGGGTCCAGTCATCTGGGATGATGAAAATGAAGTTGCTCATTTGAGCCTCCGCACGCGGACGCCGCCGGCCTCAAGTTCCGCGATCTGCTGTTCATCGCCGTTGAGTACTTACAGCTTGACTAGCGAACTGTCTTCGTCGGCGTGGATGAAGACACTGGCGACGCCGGTGACCGGAACCCCATTCCAGAAAACATTGCGCAAATCGACCACGGTCAATTTGCCGGTGATGCTGTTGATCATGTCAGTGCTTTTTTCACTGTGGCCCAGGTGGCGCCGATGGCGGCGATGACGCCGACGAGCCAGGTGATGATCTTGCCGACCAGCTTTGAGCCTTTCCACATGCTGACCATCTCGTCGATGGATCCCTGGATGGTGTCCTCGTGGGCAATGTGATCGTTCAGCGTCGTGCCGACCGTATGGAGGTAGGCCTTGATCGCCTCAAGCGTACGGTCCTGGTGGTTGAGGCGCCAGAGGATGATCAGCAGCGTGTCCGTTTCGACGTGCGACACGTCGGCGACGTGATGCGCGGCTTCGAGCATTTCCTTTTCGGGGTGGCGTTCGTGGTGCAGGTCGCTCATTTGTTAATGTCCCGTGCGAACATCGCAATTATTCCGGCAAGCACGAAAAGCGCCGATGCGATAAGCGCGGCGTAAACCA